CTCCCCGCGCCGGCCGCGCCGGCCGCGCCCGCCCGTCCGCTCGAGCGCCGCGGCCGGCGCCTCGCCGTCGCCCTGCTACGCCGGACCGGGTTCGCCGACGGGTGGCTCGAGCGCACTGTCGCACCGACCCCGCCGACACCGCCGCCCGTCGTCCCCACGGTCCCGGCCGGCGGCGGGTGGTGGGCACTGCTGGGGATCCTGCGGGAGCAAGACGCGCCGAGCACCGCCCGGCAGACGTGCCCCGAGTGCGGTGACCGGCTCGTCGACGTCCGCGGGGTCCTGGTCTGCGAGTTCGACGGGTGGCCGCACCGCTCCCCCGCCGGCCGTATCGTCCACGCCCCGGAGCCCGAACGCGACCGGTGCCCCGAGTGCGGCGAGCGGCTCACCGCGGTGGGTGGCGAGCTCGTGTGCGACTTCGACGGGTGGCCCCACCGGACGCCGCCGCGCTCGTCCGGGCGGCGCGGCGACCCGCCGTGGACGACGACGGACCAGTAGGCGCCCGTCTGGCGATACTCTCCAAGCTGAACGCACCACCGTTGGCAACTGTCGTCGAGGACCAGGGAGCCCGCCGTGACCGAGACCAACGTCCCCGGCACCCGCCGGCCGCGGCGTTTCTGGCTCGACCTCACCGAGCGCGTGGTGTGGACGGCCGCGCAGGTCGTGCTCGCCACCGTGACCGTCGACGCGTTCGACCTCCCCTCGTGGGCGGTCATGCCGACGGCCGCGGCGCTCGCCATGCTCAAGGGGCTCGCCGCCCGCAAGGTCGGCTCGTCCGACTCCGCGGCGACGCTCCCCGCCTGAGCAAGGCACCAACCCACAACAGAACACCGATCCCACCCGGCACCCCACGGGGTGCCTGGCCTACGAAAGCAAGGGCGAGGGCATGGGTGCAACGTACGCAACGGTTGAGGCGCTCTCCGAGAGCGTCGACTTCCCGGTCAGTGCGCGGGACCGCCGCAAGGTGCGCCGCGCCCTCGACGCCGGGTCGCGCGCCGCCGACTCGCTCTGCGGTCGCGGCCTCGGGGGATTCTGGCCCGAGGTCCGGACCCGGTCGTTCGACTGGCCCGACGCCGCCTACCCCGACCCGGTCCGGCTCTGGCTCGACGAGCCCGAGCTCGTCGCCCTCACGTCCGTGACCTCCGGCGGTGCAGCCCTCGCCGTCGCATCGTTCATCACCTACCCCGACGGCGGGCCCCCGTTCGACCACATCGAGGTAGACCGGTCGTCGAACGTCAGCCTCGGCCTCGGCGACACCCCGCAGAACGACGTGGTCCTGACGGGGACGTGGGGTTACGACCTGCACGTCGAGGCCGCCGGCGCCCTCGAGGCCGCCGTCGTGAGCCCGACCGCGACGCTCGTCGACGTCACCGACTCCGCGGCCGTCGGCATCGGTGACCTCCTCACCATCGGGACCGAGCGGCTCAACGTCGTCGACAAGCGGTGGCTCGACACCACGCAGGACACCACCGGCGCGCTCGCCGACTCCACCGCCGCCGTCTCCGTGGGCGTCGCCGACGGGTCGACGTTCGCCGTCGGCGAGGTCCTCCTCGTGGACTCCGAGCGGATCCGGATCGAGGACATCGCCGGGAACACCCTCACGGTGCAGCGCGCCGCCGACGGGTCCGTCCTGGCCGCCCACCTGACCGGTGCCAGCCTGTTCGCCGGCCGGCGCCTCGTCGTCGAGCGGGCCGCGTTCGGCACCACCGCGGCCACCCACGCCGATGCGGCACCGGTCCTGCGGCACGTCTACCCCGCCCTCGTCACCGAGCTCGCGATCGCCGAGGCCCTCGTCCACCTGCAACAGCACGGCGCCGGGTGGGCGTCGCAGTCCGGGACCGGCGACCACGCCCGCGACGTGCAGGGCGGCGGGATCGAGGGGCTCCGCGCCCGGGTCAAGGCACGCCACGGCCGCTCGACCCGACACCGGGCGGTGTGACCACGATGCCCACCGACGTCACGATGAAGGGCCCGCTGTTCGACGGCCGCGCCGACGAGGTCATCGGCAACGCCATCGAGGCCGGATCCGCCGAGCTCGCGCAGGCCGGCGTGGACATGGTCCAATCCCGACTGCGGTCGGTTCTGCGGCGCCCCACCGGCCGCTACTCCTCGCGGGTCGTCGCGGATCTCTCGACACCGACGAACCCCAGGATCACCGACGGCCGGACCGTATACGGGCCGTGGCTCGAGGGCACCAGCGGCCGCAACGACCGATCCCGATTCAAGGGCTACCGGACGTTCCGGATCATCACGCAGGACCTCGAGGGCAAGGCCGCGGAGATCGCCGGCCCGGTCATCGTGGACCGGGCCGTGAAGGGGTTGAACGGATGACGACCTTCGACGTCCGGGCGGTCCTCGACCCGATCATCAGCCACGGCAAGGCCCTCGGCCGCCTCGACGTCGTAGCGGGCCACGAGCCGAAGGCCGCCCCGCGGGGCAAGCTCACCGCCGCGGTGTGGGTGCAGTCGACCGACCCCGTGCCCTCGTCCGGGCTCGCCTCGACGAGCATCCGGATCGTCGTCCAGGCCCGCATCTACGCCTCGATGATCAGCGAACCGCAGGACGCGATAGACCCCGACATGACGAACGCCGCGATCGAGTGGGTCGCGCGGCTCGCAGGCGACCTCGAGCTCGGCGGCGCCGCCCGGAACATCGACGTCCGCGGACAGCACGGCGTCGGCCTCAGCGCGCAAGCGGGCTACATCGAACAGGACGGGAAGCTGTTCCGGGTCTACACCCTGCAGATCCCCGTACTCGTCAACGACGTGTGGACGGAGTCGGCATGAGCAAGCGCACCGGGCTCGGAAGCAACCTCTACGTGAGCGGCGTCGACCTCTCCGGTGACGTCGGGCAGCTGGGCCGGATCGGCGGCGGACCGGCGACCCTCGACGTGACGAGCATCGACAAGTCTGCGATGGAGCGGCTCGGCGGACTCATCGACGGGGCGATCGACTACAGCGCTTTCTTCAACGACGCCGTCGGCCGCGCGCATCCGACGCTCGCGGCGCTGCCGACCGGGCAGCGGATCGTGTCCTACCTGCACGGGACGGTGATCGGTGCTGCCGCCGCGTCGTGCGTGGCCCGGCAGCTGAACTACGACGGCACCCGCTCGGCCGACGGCGGGTTCACCTTCGCCATCAGCGCGCCGTCCGACGGGACTGGTGTGCAGTGGGGTGAGCTCCTCACCGCCGGGAAGCGGGTCGACGCGGCCCCCACGAACGGCGCGGCCCTCGACGGGTTGGCGGCGTCGACGTTCGGGTTCGCTGCGTTCCTGCACGTCTTCGCGTTCACCGGGACGAGCATCACGATCAAGCTGCAGGAGTCGAGCGACAACGGCGGCGCCGACCCCTTCGCCGACGTCGTCGGCGGCGGCTTCACCGCGGTGACCGCGGCCCCGACCGCGCAGCGGATCACCGCGACCCCCGCGAACCTCGAGCGTCACGTCAGGGTCGCCACGACTGGCACGTTCACGTCGTGCACGTTCGCCGTCGCCATGGTCCGTCACCTCTCGGCGGTGGCCCTGTGACCCTGCGGCAGCCTGTCCCCCAGCACGCGATGACGACCTACGGGATCGTCCGCCCCCCGGACCACTGGCGGGCGGCGACCTGCGCCGAGGTCGACTGCGTGCCGCACGCGCACGGGTGGACGTCGCTCCTGCCCGCAGGGTCCGACGACCTCGCGTTCATCACCGGCCGGGTGTGCCGGGGCGACGTCGACGGGCACCGCCGCCACTACACCGCCGAGCCGACACCCGACGGGTTCGTCCGGCTCACGTTCCCCGCCGGTCAACCGTGCTTCGCGGTGACCCGGCATCGGGTGTCGGTGCAGCGGCCGCCCGTGTTCCTGGTCCGACCGGGTGACGCGCGGTCGAACCCGCGTGGTGACCCGCTCGTGTCAGTGCGGCTCGCGCGGTCGCGAGGACGTATCCACGCCCGGCCCGAGGATTGGGTCGAGGACTCCGCCGAGACGCTCGACAGCGTCCGGACCGTCAGAGAGAAGAAGGGCTAGACCATGGCGAAAGAGAGCGGCCTCGGGTGGACCACGTTGTCGGTCGACGACAGCGCTGGCACCCCGCGTGACCTGCGGAACCCGATCACCGACCTACAGTTCGCGACACCCCGGGCCGTGCAGGACGTGACCGGCATCGACAAGTCCGCGATGGAGCGGCTCCTCCTCCTCGCCGACTTCACCATCACCCTGAACGGGGTCTTCGACGACGGCGCGAACCTCGCGCACGCCACGCTCAAGACCGTGCCGTCGACGTCGGTCCTGCGCACGGTGTCGATCGGCGTCAGCGGACAGACCCTCGCGAACGAGTGCCTCTTCACCGACTACAACCTCACGCGGTCGGCGTCCGGCGAGCTCACCTTCACCGCCCCCGGCGTCCTCGCCGACGGCACGGTGCCGACGTGGTCGTGACCCCCGAGGAGTGCCCGGCCGCCTCGACCCACGGGAGCCCGTTCCGCTACTGCGGTGTGTGCTCGTGGGTCGAGGCGCCGGTCGTCGGCACGTCGGCGCTCACCGACGAGGAGCGGGCACGGTTCGCCTACCACCCGGCGACCCCGACGACCGGGCCCCGGCACGAGGCCGTCCGCGCGGCGGCCGTCGCCTACGCCGCGGCGCTCGCCGCGGTCGTCCCCGTCGGCCGGCACCGGGCGTGCGCGCTCACCGCCGTGCAGGAGTCGATGATGTGGGCGAACGCCGGCGTCGCCTGCGACACACGAGAGGACCGCTGACGTGGACGGGTTCCGCCCCCAGGAGAAGACGTTCCGGGTCGTGTTCGACGTCGAGCACGACCTCCACGGCCTCGAGATCCGCACCCGGTCGGTCCCGATCGGGACCATCCTCAACGTCATGCGGTCCGCCGGCGCATCACTCAAGGGCGGCAAGCCCGGCGTCGAGGACATCGAGAGCGTGAGCTCCCTGTTCGACGAGTTCGGCGGCGCCCTCATCGAGTGGAACCTCCTGCACCCCAAGACTGGCGACCCCGTCGACCCGACACCCGACGGCCTGGTCACGCTGGACTTCGACCTCGTGACGAAGTTGGCGATGGAGTGGGTCGGCGCTGTCGTCGGGGCCGCCGCCCCTTTAGGCAGGAGCTCGCCACCTGGGCCAAGTCCCCGGATGGACTCGCTCCCGATGGAACCCCTCTCGTCAAGCCGCCCGAGCTAACCGAGGCCGAGCTCGTCCTCGGCCTCTGCGAACGGTTCGGGTGCCTGCCGTCCGCGCTCGAGCGGGAGGACGCGCGGCTCCTGCGGCTCGTCGAGATCGAGGCCCTCGGGGCCCGCCGGACACCTGCGACGGCCGGCCCTTACGACGACGGCGCAGACTCGTGGGCCGAAGTCCAGGCACAGATCGACACGCTCCTGCACGACCTGCAGCCCTGACCCAAGACAGGAGGTGACCCCGTGGCGAACGAAGTCGAGATCGTCGTCAAGGCGACGGACAAGACCGCGGACGGCGTCGCCTCCGTCGACAAGAACTTCAAGGGGCTCGGCCGTGGGATCGACGAGCTCGCCGGGAAGCAGCGCAAGGGCGGCAAGGACAGCCTCGACTACGGCGAGCGGCTCGGCGCGGCGGGCGAGCGCGCCGACACCGCCGAACAACGGATCATCGGCGTCAAGGACACGATCTCTGGCGTCAGCAGCATCATGCAGGGGCCCGGCGCGCAGGGCATAGACGCGTACCTGCAGGGGTGGGCGGACCTCGCGTCGGGTGTGTTTCTCGCGGTGGTCCCCGCGCTGCAGGCATTCAGTCTCGCGAACGCGAAAGCGACGGCCTCAGCTGTCGCGGGCAAGGCCGCGGCGATCGCCGCGGGCACCGCGTCGAAGGTGTGGGCTGCCGGGCAGTGGCTCCTCAATGTCGCGTTGACCGCGAACCCGATCGGTGTCGTCGTGATGGCGATCGCGGCGCTCGTCGGCGCGATCATCTTGGCCTATAAGAACTCTGAGACGTTCCGCAAGATCGTGGACGCGGCGATGAAGGGTGTCCAGAAGTCGATCGGGTGGCTCGTCGACAAGGCCGTCGCCGGGTTCAAACGGTTGTGGGAGAGCATCAAAGAGGTGTGGGGGTGGTTCCGGAAGCTGACCGGTGGGAGCGAGGAGTCGGCGGACGCCACCGACGACGCGGCCGAATCCTCGCGCGACGCCGCGACCGCCTACCAGGACCAGTCCGACGCCCTCGACGAGCTCACCGACCGGCTCCTCGGGGTCCGTGACGGGGAGGCCGGCCTCGAGGCGGCGATCGACGACGCCACGAAAGCCCTCAAGGAGAACGGCCGGACCACCGATGTGCACACCGAGAAGGGCCGCGCGAACCGCAAGGCTCTCGACGAGATCGTCCGGTCAACGCTGTCCTACCGGCAGTCGCTCAAGGAGACCGGTGCGTCGCAGGCGCAGCAGACCGCGGCGACCGAGCGTGGCCGCGCCGCGCTGATCCGGGCCGGGGTCGCGATGGGGATGACGAAGGCGCAGGCCCGCGCCTACGCCGACCAGATCCTCCACATCCCGGCGAGCCGTTCGACCCGGGTGAGCCTGCGGACACCGAACCTCGGGGCCGTGCGCCGCAGCTTCGACGTCGTGCTCCGCGACCGGGTCGTCAACGTCCGCGTGATCACGACGTCGTCGCGTCGGATCTCCGACCAGGACAAGCGGACCGGCGGGATCTCCGGCGCCGCCTCGGGTGGCGCCCGCGGGTCGACGACCCTCGTCGGGGAAGACGGCCCGGAGATCGTCGAGCTACCGTTCGGGTCGATGGTCCGATCGAACCCCGACAGCATGCGGATGCTCGCCGCTGGCGGCGGCGGTGGCGGTGGCCCGATCGTCATCGACCTGCGGATCGGTGACCGCGCCCTCGGGCGGCTCCTCATCGACCCCCTGCGTCGAGAGATCCGCACCCAGGGCGGCGACGTCCAAGCGGTCCTAGGGGCGGGCTGACCCGATGGCGTTCCCGCAGAGCATCCTCGAGCGCGTCGTCCAGGCATTCATCGGCGGCGCGTGGGTCGACGTCACACAGTGGATCTACCAGCGTGACGAGATACAGATCGTCCGCGGAGCCGGCGCCGAACGGTCGCAGACACAACCGGTCCGGTGCGAGCTCACCCTCGACGACCGCGACGGCCGGTGGTCGCCGAGGTACGCCGCCGGGACGTGGTTCGGGCTCATCGGCCGGAACCTCCTCATCACGGTCGGGACCCGCCTGAGCGAGCGGTTCCTCCTGCTCGGCGGATCCGTCGCGAACTACATCACCGCCCCGGACACCGCCGGCCTGTCAGTCACCGGCGACATCGACGTCCGCGTCGACGTGACCCTTCAGAAGTGGCGCGAGAAGCAGACCGACCTCGCCGGCAAGTACGGTGCGGCGGGCCAACGGTCGTGGGGGCTCGAGCTCCTCACGACCGGCAAGGTCCGGTTCACGTGGTCGGCCGACGGGACTGCCATCGTGCAGGTCTCCTCAGTGATCCCGGTGCCGTGGCCGCAGGCGAACAGGGTCACCCTGCGCGCGACCCTCGACGTCAACAACGGTGCGAGCGGGAAGACCGTCACGTTCTACTACTCGACGACCGCGGGCACGTCGGGGCCGTGGCGGCAGCTGGGCGACCCCGTGACCACGTCCGGGACGACGAGCATCTTCGACTCGACAGCGGCGACCGTGTTCGGTGCTGTCAACAGCGGATCCATTGCCGTGCAGGAGGGCCGTCTCCACACCGCGGAGGTACGTAACGGCATCGGTGGCAGCGTGGTCGCCGCGCCCGACCTGCGGACCACCGCCCGCGGCGCGACCAGCTTCACCGACTTCCTCAACACGTGGACGGTCGCCGGCGTCGGCGCGTCCGTGACCGACTTCCGGACCGAGTTCGTGGGTGAGATCCCCGACCTCGCGATCCAACGTGACCAGTCCGGCGACGACATCTACGTGCCCGTCGTCGCGTCCGGGATCACCCGGCGCCTCGGGCAGGGACAGACACCCGTCCAGTCGACGCTACGCCGGGCCGTCCCCACGATCGGCGCGGCCCTGCGCGCGTACTGGCCCCTCGAGGACGGTGCGCAGTCGACGGTCGCGGCGTCCGGGCTGAACGGTGTGCCGCCGATGCGGTGGGTGACCGCCTCACCGGGGTTCGGCAGCTACGAAGCGTTCCCCGGGTCCGCGGCGCTGCCGACTCTGAACGGGTCGAGCCCGCGCGGGGTGTGCCCGATCTACACCTCGACGGGTGTCGTCCAGGTGAGGTTCCTCCTGGCCGTCCCGGCGGCCGGCGCAGCGAACAACGCTGTCGTAGCGCGGATCACCTGCGGCGGGACCGCCGTCCGGTGGGATCTCATCTACACCACGGGCGGGAACCTGACACTCCGCGCGCACGACTCCGCCGGCGGCACCCTCGGGACGTTCGGGCCGGTCGCGTTCCTCGTCGACGGCAAAAACCTAT